ATAATTTTTACATCTTCGTGAAAAACACCATCTTCATCTAAGAATCCTGCTGATGCTTTATAAGACATAGAAGAGGAAGTTATCGGTTCTTTACATACTGGACAATTAATCATTAGTTTCTACCATTCCCCACAATAAACATAAGTAAGTTATAGCATCTGTTATACGTCCTCTAACATCTTCTCTTTGACTTTTATGTCCATTGACAAATGAACTTATTCCATCAATGTGTTTTAACAGATAGACCATTAGAACTTTTTCTCTACTACATTCTATGTGGTCAGCAACTCTTTCAAAATTAGCAAAAGCGTTACTTGTCTTTCTTGCGTACTCCTTTTGTCCCGCTGCTCTCACCGTCTGTATCTCCTTGAAGATTTGGTTCATCAGCTTTTCCATTTGCTTTTGCGTCATTCCATTCCTTTACTTTCTTGTCAATAAATTTCTTAAATTTATCGTTGTCTTTATTCATTTCTATGTATAAGCTAAAAGCTTTTTCTAGCTCACTTAATAAACCCATAAGAGAGTTAATCCTATTGTTTAATTCTAAAACAGTAGAAGTAACTTCTCTTAATGTTGGTTTCTTTTTAACTCTATATCCGCTCATAATCTACAAACTGTAGTTAATTAGGTATCTCAACCGTCTATACTACAGAACTCCCCATTTTCTTTTAATATCGCTGTCTCTTTTTTTAATTTTTCAGTATATTTTTTCATAGCTCTATCAGCTTGTATTGTGTACTCTTGTATACTGTTAATATCGAAAGACATATTATTTTTACTTATTAATTTAACATTTACTGGTTTAGTATCAAAGTAATTTTTTACTGCTAAACTTAAGTTTTGTCCTTGTTTAGTGTCTAACCCTATAATATCGTTAATTAATTTATTTATCTTTTTATAATCCTGAAAACTCATCTTCTTTGTTATCCTCCTTTATGTCTCTTAAAATAAACTCTTGGTGATTTTTAGGAAAGACCCCTGTTGGTCCTCCTGTCTTAAATACTGGAAACAAGCCTTTACTACCGCACGTAAATAAAGGCTTATCTGCCATCCATCTTCCTTTACTCTCCTCCTCCAATATTACGCAAGAAGAAAACTTTCTATTTCTTTTAAAAACCATTAGTCAAATCCTCCAATGGTACTAATGCTAATTCGCTTGTGTCATTGTCACCGCCCATTACCATTCTTCCTCTTCCTTTAATAACGCTATTTTTTACTATCTTTTTAAATAACTTAACAGGCCACATATATACTCCTAGAATCTTACCTTTATATGTTAATACTTGACACCACCATTCAGCTTTTGTAGTATTTAAACCACTTAATTTGCCCCTAGATGATAATTCTACAGCTATATTTCCTGTTTTTTTCCATTTATCTCTTTCAGTTTTAACTTCTATCTTACCTAATGTAAGTATCTTAGCTAAACTTTTTTCAAACTTTTCTCCAAATTCTAAATCAACATCAAACTTATTATCTTTATTGTAAGCTATATTTTGATATGCTTTTAATCTCTCTTCCATTACAACCCCTTTTAAGTTCATCATTTTATATATCCTTTTTTGACATTACCCCAAGCATTAGTCATTGCTGGTTTTTTGTTTCGACCTTTGTTTTTTTGAGGATGCTTTGCAAGCCAGTTTAACATCCTTTTTTTCTTTGCTTCAGACATTTTCTTCATTTTAAATATCTCCATATAGTTCTCTTTGACACTTTGTATTTATTTGCCAAATGACCTACTGAGTAACCTACTTTTTTAAAGAATTTTACCCATATAGGATACCTTATCTTCTTTGGTCTAGCCATTACCACGACCTCCATTCTTTTAGTCTTTTAGCTCTATCTTTTAGTATTTGTTTTTGTTTTTCTTTAGAGCTTCTTTTATGTTTACCTAATTGATGAGTCCTAGTACCCATCTTAACAAATACACATTTCTTTTTTTCCCAAACCATTTAATCTCCTTGTTTTAAGGGTAGACATAATTGACATTACAAAGGCGTTCTAAACTATATGTTAAATAACCTTTACTGTAACTGAACACCGTTACCGTGCTGTCTACCCTTATATTAGAATATATATCTTATCTTTTGCCAGCTTATGTTTTCATTAAGCATATGTCTAAAAGTTTTGATATACTTTTCTTTATAGAAACGATTATACCTTATGTTTTTTCCTCCATACTGAGAAGTTTTATCTTCTTGTAGTTCTGGATTCCAAAGCAAATCTTCACCTTTAGTATTATTATCTACATTGTGTTTATGCATATCTTTATTATGTGTTAAGAATATACATTCTGCTTTAACTTTATCTTTAATAGAGCTATCTACAATAGAATCTACTAATTGAAATAAGTTTGTATAGTCTTTTACAAAATCATCATACATAATAATAGGCGAATAATTTAGATGCACATCATATCCTGCTTCATAAAAATCATTAACTGCTTTAATTCTATCTATAATTTTAGATGTTCCAGGTTCTAACTTATCAGCTAATTTTTGTGGCATTACACTAAATCTTATTCTTATTTTTCTATCTGCATCATAATCTAATAAATCTTTATTAACATATTTAGTAGCAGCAGTACCCATAGCTTTAGGCTCGTGTTTAAAGTAGTCAAATAGCTTTTCCCATTCATGATACCTAGCATGCAATACATAGTCTTCATTACAGCTAAAATCATACGTATAATACGTTTTATGCGTTTGATTAGGTATTTTAGGCCATTTTAATAGCCAAAGGTGTCTTGCTATAGTATCTAGTATTTCATTCGTATTTGATGCTATTGTAAGCCTTTTCTTATTATTTCTACGCATATAACAATAATTACACTTGTATAAGCAACCATAACCAAAACTAGGAGTTATAAAGTCGCTGCTTCTACCTGAATCTCTTATTATCATTGCTTTTCTATTTACATATTCCATAACTCCTCCTTTCTAAAAATCCCTACTTGATAGTTTTCTTAGCACATATTTTGCTAAACTTGCGTGTTGCCTATTAAGCCATCTTAATACTTTTGTAAAATCTTTGTCTGTTAGCGGTCCTTTTCTAGTATTGCATCTCATACATATCATCTGGAGATTCTTAGGAGTTGAATTACCACCCAAACTAAGAGGGAATATATGGTCGCATGCCATATTACTAACAACAAGAATCGTATTGCAATATCTACATTTTCTTCCGTATGCTCTATGTAATAACTCTCTAACTTCTGTAAGAGAGATTTTAAATTCGACTTCATATTCTTTACTCCTTCTTTTTAAAGTCGTTCTTAACGTAGAAGACTTTTTCATTAATCTATGAAAGACTTTTTTAGCAAAATGCTTGTGATGCTTATAAAGCTTTTTTCTAAATTTTTCTTCCCATATGCTTAAGCCTCTAGGGGACTTGCGTCCCCTTTTTGGCTTTGTTATCTTTACTTTATTATGCATGATGCTCAATATCCATATCTTCGTTAAGCTTCATATTGCTTAACTCTTTATTGAACATACTATCCCAGAAACCTAATATTAATTGGATTTCGAACCTCCAAAATCCTAATATTATACCTCTTACTGTTCCTGGTGCATCTACTGGGTGTACAAACCCTATTTTAAATAGCCAAAACAATCTAATTATAGTTGCTTCGTCTACAGCTAATATATCAATCATTGAACGCATTTGTTCTCCTTAATCTAAATGAAGGTGTCCACTCTACACTGCTGTCAAATAGTTCGCCGTCTGTATTCTTGAATAGCTTTACTTGTCTCTCTGGAGACTTAGGTTGACCATTTAGGCCAATCACTTTTCTAGAAGCATTCTCAATAGCACCTGAACCTTTACCAGCATATAAGTCTAACACTTCGTTACGACTATACTCTCTACTTACCTGAGATATTTGAATTACTATTAAGTCGTTGTTTACTGCCATATTAGATAATCCGTGTGATATATATTTAATCTTTTCGTACTCACCTCTATAACTAACAGGTGTGTCTACTAAATCAATATAATCTACAATTACTAATTGTGGCTGTAATTCTCTAACTTTTTCATATATCTTATCTAAAGTAGGAGATATAGTTTGCACCATAATGTGCTCCAACTCATCTTTATGCGTGTCATATAATCGTTGATAGTTATCGTTTACGTTTTGCTTTGTTTCGCCTGATACTATTTGCAGATGTCTTCTATGCATATACCAAGAAGACAATTCTAAAGATAGAAATAGAGTGGGTATTTGCCAATCTTTTTCTATTCTATTATTTACAAAGTCTACACCTAATGCTAAGTTTTGAGCAAATGTAGTTTTATTAGAGCCTGTTGGTCCAAATATAGTAACCAGTTCACCTGGATATATAGTTGATTCAACATCTAATCCTAAAGCTCTACTTAAATCTATTGTTTTACCACTAAAATCAGTAGTTAAACGCTCAACTAACTCTTCTTGCATATCTAGTGCTGACTTAATATCTACTAAATAGTCTTTTCTTTGAAAGTGAATACATTGTGTTTTACAATGGTCTACCATCACAGTGTCTTGACATCCGTATTTATAATTTCTGTTATAAACATTTTCTACCATTTCCATTACTTGTTGCTCTGGCATACTTTTATTATTCCAATGCAACATCATTACTTTAGCATAATGACTTGGTATACCGTGTCGTTTAAAGTGTGATATTATTCTCATTGCTGTAATATGTCTACTACCCTCTCTAGCTCCTTGATTAAGCATAGACTGTACACAAGGTATTATTTTAGTCGGTTCTGATATTTTGTTAAACACCTGTACATCTGGAACTTCGTCAACTATTTTATCTTCAAACTCACTATTACCTGTAAGTATATGATAATTGTAATCTAGCCTTGCAGTTTTAGCAAGTTTGAAGATTTCCTCAGGGTCTTTATTCA